AAAGCTAATATTTAAATGATTGTTTGATGCTACTGATTCAATAAAAAATTTTGTAGTATTTACTATCTCTTGTAGCCCCCCACTTGGTGCAGTCATATTAAAATCTACATCACTAGGCAATACTAATACTTTATCTATACCAAGCTTAATAGGCTCAGATGGGTTTACATCCAGCCCACTGATCCATTTAATACCACCAGTAGCACCCATCCTAATAGCTAAAGCTAATTCAGTCATAGCCATATCTAAATGTTGATTAGCCATAATTACATCAGAAGCATTGGTACTAAAATAATCTCTTACCATTGGTGAACGTCTAGTGAATGTAAAAGGCAAAACCCCATAAGGGTTTATATCCATTTCATTCTGTTTGTATTTGTTCCCATCTCCATCTATTAAAAAGTGCATACCTTGTTCACCATTAATAGACTCTGACCAAAAAGCATACATATCCTTTTCAGTTCTTTCATAGCCATGTCTTTGTACTGGATATAGTATTGCACTTGGTCTATCCATTCCATTTAAAAAGAACACCTGAAAGAAAGGGATTAAATGATATTCAAGTTTTTGCCTATCTAAATTGTATTGGGTTTTCATAGCCATATTACCTAGCAAAAAGTTTAATTCCTCCATCTGCCTACATTTAGAATTAAGATCACCTACATAATCAATATATCTTTCATCTGCTATGCGTTCAATATCTTGTTTACCATAAACAATACATTTAGCTTTTACAATACGTCTAGTGATGTTAGAACAAAACATAGGAATCTGAGAAAGGGTCATGCTATCAAAGTAGGGTCTTATGTATTTATCAGTTTCAATACCCTCATAATAATCCATCAGCATTTCATTTTCTTTGTATCTGTTTTGCTCTATTCTATCTAATTCATCTGATAAAATCTTTGTGATAGTTTGTTTGCTTAAATCTGGTATAATCATATTTTAAAACTCTGCATAGTTAATATTTTTTACATAAGAAGAATGTTTAAGGTTTATATAGTAAGTAAGGCTATCAAGAAAGTGTGTTAAGCTTAAATCTGTTTTATCTAATGAGCCATCTGGTTTCCTCTGGCACAGTTCAAAATCTCTGATAAGCTTTTCACATTTAGGAGACACAGTGAGCCTTACATTCTCTTCTGCATCAAGTAGCAATCTATTTAAGTCATATAGTCTTTGTTTTACATGGGGTGCTTTATTTTTAGCAAATGTATTAAAACCATAATTTTTTAATATCATGTGATCGCTATGATTGTTCTTTGCTGTAGTGCTTCTAGCCTTTCCAGCAGGATCAGGGAAGCAATCTTTTATCTGGGGGTATTTATCTTTTATATACTTTGCCATAGCTTCAGTGTTTGAATTTTCTAAGTATAATTCATCCACTACTACTACTGTATCTGATATAACACCAAATATAGTACAAGCCATCATACTTACATTAAAATCTAATCCAGCATATAATACTGGTGGCATATCTACTGGCTCTTTTATGTGCAATTCTCTTTTAAAATTCCAAACAGCTTTATTACCACCAATGCTAACAAAATCTCCTAATATTTCTTGTTTGTACTGATCAGCAGTCATTGTTTTTTTAGCATCTTTTATAGCTTCTTTGGAAATCATCCCCTTATCTAATGTGCTAAATTGCCATGATTTATAGGCTGGGTCTTGCCCTTGTCCAGTCATAAATAGATTATAGAAATGATTAAATGAAGCTGGTGTAGAACACAAAAGAGCTTTTGCATTATGATCAAATAACATAGGCATAACTATTTCTGTAAATACGTTTTCTTTAATGTATGCACATTCATCTAATACAACAGCATTTGATTCATTGTAACCCAAACTAATGCCCCTGAGACTATTAGCGTTATCTGCCCCTTTAAGTAGTATTTGTGCATTATTTGAAAAGGTAAATGATAACTCTGTTTCATTGATCTTAACATCTTTATTTTGACTTAATAAGTTTTTCATAACTGGGAACATAATGCTTTTCGTCTGAGAATGATAGGGGCTTAAATACATTCTGCGTTCTCCAGCTTGTAATTTTTGATGTAGTAGAAATATTGCTGACAGTGTTGACTTTCCCCAACGTCTGCCACATGATAAAATCTTGTATTTTGCTGGATGGTTTATTATATCCCAGCGTATCTTGTCCAGCTTTAATTTCATTCATCAACTATTCTAAGAACCTCAATAGGTTTATCATTTTCTACTTGCATCCTCTGGACACTTGAACCCTCTAAACGCTCTGCTATAAACTTAATAGCATTAAGATCACCAGCTAAAGCCATATCATAAGCTTTTTCTAATACTTCTTCTTTTAGTGTTTTATCTTTACCTACAAATCTTTCACCAATCTCTGTAAGTATATCAGCAATGGCTAATCCTTTTTTAGGTCTGCCATTTGGGTTGCCTGATTGACCTTTTGCATATTGACCATTGTCAAGCCTGATAACATCTTGTTTTTCTGGGGTTTCTTTATTCATACACCTTTATGGTAGC